CGGAAATATACTCATCTCTGATAATGTCTTTCTCATCAGAATTTAGAGTTGTTTGTGGTATGCTTTTTTCGGAAACATACTCCTTGTATTCCCGCTCAGAAGCCAAGGAATTTTGAGAAATCCCTTTTCTTGTTTTTGAGAAGTTTATAAATGATGCTATATTTCCGTTCATTAAATTAATCCTACTCCCCTTCTAAGAGCATTACCGATGTATTGTTCCATTAATCCACCAGACATTGTAAAATATGTTGATAAATTACTGTTATATTGGATGGCTGATAAGGTTGTTAAATTATTGCTCCAGTCAATATAACCGTCAATCTTATTTATGCTAGTTACTACTGTTGGTGTCTGTAAATAAAAATTGTATTGCTGAATAATACTGTTCCAATTTACATCTGAAGGTAATCCCCAGCCCCAGTTGTTTTGATAAGCTGATAATGGATAAGAGGACAAACCATTAAATGTTGTATCTACACTGCTTGGATTAGCTGCTGAATATGAAGCTAGTTCCGTTGTATTACAAGCAATAGTGGTTGGAGTAATAGTAGTATAAACATTGCCGAAATATTGATAAGAAACAATGTTGGTGCCTGCTGTAATTATACTACTGTTAGATAGTTGAGCTCCTAAATTTGTTTGTGAATACTGAGCATCAACAAAAGGAGAGTTTAAATAGTTGTTATTAAAGCCTGTATCGGAACCTACTAGTTTAGAGAAGTTAATGCTTAAAAGATTCATTACTCTTTGTAAATCAGAGGGAAACTTTATATTGTAGTTTTTATCTTTGTAATTAATCTCATCAAAAAGCCCGTAGAGCTGAGTAATATTAGCTGCATCAACATCAGCATTATTGTCTACGAAGTTAGCTATCTTTTCGTAATATCTCTTACCAATACCATTTGGGCTGCTTTCTTGTGTACCACCAACGTATGCAAAGAAATCGTCAAATAAAGCCGTTTGATCTTTTAATCTTGGCATTAGTGCATAGCTCTTTAAGGCTTCAACATAATCGAAGTTTTCATTAATCTTCATTATGTTATACTCTATATATTCAGGATAGTAATTAAACAAATACAACCCCTCAATAAACTTTCCAAACCCGTCAGTATCCATAGCATACCCGAAGGCTGAAAGAACAACTGGGTTTACTACATATGGAGCCTGTATGTTTGAATAGGCAGTACTTAGAGAAAAGTTAGTTGTTGCTCCTATTGAAGCAAAGCTATTTGTATAACTTGCAGATAGAACACCCACATAAAAACTACTTAATAATACTGTAGAAATATTATTACCTTGATATGGTAAAAACTGGAAATTTGTTGGTATTAAATTATTATTACCTAAAGCATCTACTGTACCGTCTGCTGAAAGTAATGCTAGTTTAAATGTATTAATTCCAAATGCTGCACTATTAGGAATGTAGAGCATTTTACCATAGTACTTTAACAAATTGCCTTCACTATCTGCAGGAGCCACAAACAGCGGAAAGGAAGTTCCGTTGAACATAATATTTGGTAATGGTGGTTGGGTTAAACCATTACTTGTAAAACTCCAAGAATCAGGTACTGAATAGTCTACAAGCAAATCAATAAACGTACTCGAATTGTTAATAATTGGTAACCCCTTTTCAAATATAGAAAAGAGATTACTATTTAATATTTGCTTAGCAAGAGGTACATCTTTTAAGTTTTGTGTTAAATATAACTTCTCTAAAGTATCTCTTGAAGGTTGATCATCTTTAAAATAGAATACGTTCTTGCCGCTTGTACCAGTAAAAATACTATTAATAGAACTTACAGGGCTGATACTACCAGTATAACCATCATATGTTAGGTATAAATCTGTACTGTCCGTACTTAGAGATCTAATAATTGTTGTTTGGTTCTCATTTGCAAACTGCCAGAAAGGGACTAAGTGGTACCAATTTGTTTGGTAATATGTTCTGTTTTCATAGTCATTAGAAAAACTACCATCACAATATAATTCAATCTTGTAATCTATGGAAGATAGACTGTTACATAACTGCCAGGTGTTATATCGGTAGACATAAATTGGATCAGTAAATTGAGCTGCAGTTACTTGTAAATTATTGACAAATGTTCTACCTTGATTAATACCTGAAGTTGTAGTAGATGAATTAAAGTAAACATTATTAACTGGAACAATTGTAGGGTTAATTACATCTGTAATGTAGTTAAAGGCGGATAAATAAGTTGTATAATTCTCAACTGGCTCACCGCTTAAGTCAGCTGTAAAAAGAGTTATTTTATAAATTCCAGGCAAAGGAAAATCATATACAGAATTGTTCTCTTTCAAGACAAACTGGTCGTTAATAGCGAATACTATGAAATCCTTATTAGCTGATAACGGTAAACTAGAAAGAGTTACGCTTAGTGTAACAGGTACTCCTGTATAAGAGGAAACAGGAAAGACGCTGTTGTTGTTAACAACATACTCTCTTGTATTTCCTTTACCGGTGGTTATAGAATAGGTTACACTCATTAGAGAATAGTAATTAAGTTAGCTAAGGTAAAATAATCAGGCAAGTATGGGTACATAAAATCTTGCAATACTACAGATGATACAGAAGATTTTACATCAATGTTTGGGTATTGGAAGTTGTAGTAAATGAAGCTCAACCCGTTTCTTGCCCCATTTAAATTAGAAGTTTGTATTGACTGAACACCAACGATGTCTAAAATCTGAGCATTTAAATCTGTAATGTTTACCGTTCCACCTAGAGACTGTAAGTCAAAGTAGCTTTGGATTGTAGAAACAATTGTGCTCTTAATTTTATCTCTATTAACAACAACGTTAGGGTTAGTTGTAATAATTATTCTTGCACCGAAATTGGTTTCTTGAATAGCAGAATCATCGACGCTAGAACCATAGCCAAATTGGAATGCCATATAAACTGGATCCATAACAATTGGCTCAGCTGTAACTGTCTTTACTGAGTTAATAGCAGATATGATAAAGTTCTTTTGTGCAGGAGTAATAAAGTTGTTTTTAGTTACTGTTGTAATTCTAGAAGCAGAAGTTTTAGGTACACAGTAAATGTAAACATTATTAAAGTTACAAGACGAAGAAAATAGTATTTGGTTAGATAATACATTTGTATCTAAATTTGGATCGTTTAGTTTTAGGCTATCTGTTAAGTACTTTAAGTGAGTATTTAAATACTGGGTATTGCTTAGTACTTTTGTAGAAAATACAAAACTAGCAAAGTTAGTAAAAACAAAATTTTCGTAATCAGTTGCGTTTACTAATCTGTATTGAGAAGTAAAGGTTTGCGGGGCTCTTGTACGAATAGACTCAACAGTTTCAGCATCAAAGAAAGCAGTAGAATCAACATTATTGTTTATGTTGAGTACTAAAATTTGTGTTGCTGTAAGATATGTTAAATTATCGTCTCTTACATCAGTAAAGATTTGATTAAATCTTGGTGTATTAAACAATGAGATTGGAGTATCATTTAACTTATTAGCACTAATTTGACCATCGGTACCATCAGATTGTAAGAAATAAAGAGCAATTAAATCTCCTGTTTGAAGTTGTCTGCCTGTAATATTATCGCCGAACTTAATTTCATAGTGCTTGTTTTCGTTTAATCTAATCTCACAAACTCTATCTTGTGGACCATATAAGAATAAGCTATCTACTCTGTTATATTGAACATATGTACCCGTTTGTCTTTCAAAGACATATACAAAAATATTGAAGTTGTCTACGATTACAGAATTACCAGGTAAAAGAGCTACTGTTTCGAAGGCTACTCCAGCAGATGTTTGAGTTGGATACTCAACCATTTTTCCTTGGTATAGCAAATATGTAGAGCTAAATTGCTTTAGAATTTCATTAATACCAGCCTGAGAAGTTTTCTCAAATGTTATATCTTGAGTAAAGGTGTAATTTAAACCATTTACATTCAAAAAAGAATATCTTGGAATAGTATAAACCCCTGCATTTAATTGAGAAGAGTTAGCTATAAAAGGTAGAGCGCAGGTTTGTGGTCCGACAGGATTATAGTTGAGCAGTTTTACAATTCTGTTAATATTTTCATACAACTGAGACTCTGTAAAAACAGCCTCACTTGAAGTTTGGTTAAGATAGAATAGTAAGGTTTGATAAGAGTAGGCTACAATGTCAATAATAGCATTTAAATTGCTGCCCTCGAAATTCTGATCTGTAAAAACTGCATTAGATGGAGAATTAAGACGCTCAATCATTAAGCGCTTAAGACTTGTGGCATCAAATGCTGTATAAGCATTTGGAGCTAGTTTAAATTCTGGAAAAACACCTGTAGCCATAGTTATAAAATTGTTATTGAATCGCCTTGAATTGAGCCTTGTAATGAAAGAGATTGTTTTAATGTTGGTACTCTTAATGCCAAATTAATAACATACAAGTATTGATCTGGATATGGAATTACTTGCAAGTCTACAATTTGTACTCTAGGCTCATAAATCGTTATGGCGTTGAGAATCTCATTAGCAATGGCTGATGCAGTTGCGCTTGTAACTGGATCAAATAGATAATCTTCTATTCTTAATCCATATTCAGGGCTAAGAATCTTTTCACATTTTTTAGTAGATAAAAGATTAGAAATGCTATTCTTAATAGCAGCTATATCATAGGAAACATTAAGATCAGTCTTTACTTTACGAGCAGCTATATTGTTTGTATATAGCGTTTCCATAGACATAACGTTAAAATCCTGATAAATGTACTTGATAGCACTATTAGGATTGACTGGCTTCTGGAATAGACTGTTAAGGTTTACTGTTGCCATCTGTTAATTATTTATAAATTTTTGAACGAATTACATAAATATTTATATATGGCATCTCGATTTGAACAAGTTATAGAAGAACATTATGACAGATTTACTCGCAACGGGTTTCTTTGCGGAGATCTAGTTAGAATTAAACAAGAAGCCTTCACAGGCCCTTGGTCTAAGACCCAATCAGTTGAGAAGATTAATATGCTAAGAGAGCTAGCCACTTCTGGTGACTATCTTCGTGTTAGCCATGTTAAATCCCCATACGGTTTCAGTATGGCTGGTAAGGATTATGAGCCAGATGCATTTTATCTCGATATTACAAGAGAGATTGCTCCTGGTCTCTTCACTGACAAAGTGACTGTACCTTCTTACCTTGTAGAATTGCTAATGACTGGTGGAGAAAATAGAACACAAACACCTATTAATCCTAAGCATGTAAGACCAAATAACGAGATTATTAAGCCGCAGCCAGTTCAACAGATTAATAGCACTGCTAGATACATGGATACCAAGCACCCTAACTACCCTAAGATTGATGCTCCACCTGGAAATGAAGATCCAGGAAATATTCCACAAACTGATAAGAATGTTACAAGCAACCCAACAACTAATACAACGTTGCCAGGTGCTCAGAAGCATAAGCTAAGATACGATAGCTACATGAAGGGTTACTAAACCATCGCCAACAAACAAGCGTAAAAGTTGATCTCTTGATCCATTACAAAAGCAGACTTATACAAATGATCTGCAATGGTGACGAGCATTTTACGCTTTATTTTTTCGTCAAATTCAAACTCATTAATGAAGTTAAACAGGTGTCTCATCAAGCCTGGATAATCACCATTAAAGACTTCTTCGTTCTCAATAACGTGTCTACGAATAACAGTACAGTCTTTCTTTGAAAGTACATTAATTAAGATACCCTTTACAAGAGCAATGTTCTGCTTATTAGAAGCTGTCTGCAAAGATCCTGACCTACAATTCTTCTGCAATTCGTTAATCGCCAATCGTAGGTCAGGGTAATATTGCTCAACAAGAGCCTCAATCTGAGAGTCTTCTGAAGTAACATTCTCTTTAGTAAGAATATTAAGCAGATGTTCTTTAAACTGAGGCTTTGAGATCTGAGTATCAAACTTCTGACACCTGCTAGTTAATGCTCCGATAATCTTATGACCAAAGTTAGCAGTAAGAATGAATCGAGTTACCTTATGAAACTCTTCCATTACATTACGCAATGCTTTCTGAGCGTCTTGAGTCAATCCATCACACTCATCAAGAATAATAACTTTGATTCGACCATCGATAGACTTGGTTTGAGAGAATGCAACAACCTTAGTTCTAATTGCATCAATACCGTTTTCATCTGATGCATTAATATACAAATACTGGCACTTAAGAACATCTTTCACAATGATCTTAGCAAGACTGGTCTTACCTAAGCCAGGTTTACCAACGAACATCAAATGCGGGATATTCTCTTGACGACCATACTCTTCGATAGTAGCTCTGATGCTATCTGGAAGAATAATGTCTTTCAGAGTCTGAGGGCGGTACTTTTCGAACCAAATATAACTAGCCGGTACTTTATTCACAGGTATTGAAGTATAACAGTTTTTACGATTGAATCAAGGTCCATTCCTTCGAACATTTTCTTAAACTTTCGTTTTTCCAAAAGGTCAAAGAAACCTGGATTGACTTTATATTTCACGTCACATTCTCCGTTTTCAGGACAATCAATTGACTGAATATTGATATTATTTACCAGTTGAGCCAAAGCCCTTTGATCCTCTATTGGTTTCATAAACTGTATCACTCCATTCAACTTCTGTATCAATCAACTCGTAGACAACGAATTGAGCGACCTTATCTCCAACGTTATAAGTATAACCAACGTCAGTGAAATTGTAAATCTTAATTCCCATACCTCCACGGTACTGATTATCGATAATACCCAAATGAGGTTGCAAACCATGCTTGAAGCCTAGACCACTCTTAGGTTCAACTCGAAACCAATAACCAGGAGTAATATAGGCAAGCTGAAGACCAACAGGTACAACTGCGCTACCACCAGGTGGAATTAACGTTTGCTCCACTGCAAAAATATCGTATCCAGAATCACCAGTTTCCGGTTCAGGATTAGCCTTAACAGGAAGCTTAGCGAGATCATGGGTACGTTTAAATAAGATTTTAACTTTTTCCATATATTGAGTATAGCATAGAAAAATCAGGTAATCAAGTAAATAATTATATGGACGAGGTCAACATACCTGATGAATCAGTAGCTCAATTTTTAAATGATCTGCAGACAATAAAAGCAGAACAATCCAATGTCTCTGTACCTAGAGATGATATTGCGACTATTGACAACCTCGAACAGTTTGTCTTAAAAAATAGTAGCGAAATAATTAATTCTTCAATTAACATGCTGAAAAACATGGAGAGTGTTGTTCAGGCTGTTCAAGGAGCAGAAGAAATGTCAGCCTACTCCGAATTAGTTAATGCATCAACAAATGCAATTGATACTCTCAATAAGATTCTTTTGCAGAAAAAGAAGAATGATGCTTTAATTGAGATTAAAAAGATGGATGTTGAGAATAAAAAGGAACTTCAGTCTAATGACCATGCAGTTAAAGTAATGGCTTCTAGAGAAGAAATTCTAAAAATGATGCTATCAGCTAAAATGAACCAGCAAGACGAAATTAATGTTACACACTCAGCATGAGCTTAGTTGTATTGCGGGTCTGAATATTTTGGTATAATTGCTGAAAGAAATCTACTGTACAAGAAGTGTTTTGAACAATTTTATTAATTAGAGCCTTTGTAATTTCTTGCTTGTTACCATCTGTAGATAACCCTACTAGAACTCTGTACTCGAATATACGGGAACCGACATCCAAATAATTGTTTACTGCTCCTAATAATGAGTCATTAATGGTTCCTATATATTCATAATACTTGTCATCTGTTACAAGGTTGTTACCATGAGCGGTAGTTGAAGGGTATTCTACTGTTGGGTTAATATAAATTCCTTGTAGATTATGTCTATGAACGTAAGAAGCTTTTTGAGAAAACTCTATTAGTAATCTTTGAAACTCATCATCTAATTTATCACCAATAAAGGAAGGAAAATGTCTTGGCAGCAATTGATTGTATTCGTAATATGGGTCTGATAATGGGCCGTTTACTACATCGAAGTTCTCTTTATAACGAGTATACAATCTAATACTGTCACTTAATGTCTGAAAAATACCCTTTTCGTAATCTGGATCTAGCTTTCGGTATTCTTCTTTTACTTGTGCTAAGCTGTTTTCAAAAATATTAATCCAGTACAAGCAAAACTCTTCACTTAAGGAACTTTGCCCGTAATTATCTTCGACTGTTTCTAATATAGAATTTACTTCTGATGTTACATTAGTAAGAACTTCTACAAACCTTGTTTTGTTTTTTTCGTTAATTAGGTTTACGAGAATTTCTAAGTTACCTGTATCTGGGTTAATTCTTGTTAAGTTATTACCAACAGAATCTGTTGATAGTTCTTCGTCTTTACCTATATTAAGACTGTCTTTAATGAAGCTATATTGCTTAACATTTGGGTTTTTTGTACACTTAAAGTTGTTTTTAAGCTGTAATAAATTCTTGTTAATCTCGTTAAAGAATATAGCCTGAGATGTAATTGGATCGTTGGTTGTTTTTGTATAGTTGTACAAATAAGCAACGCAAATCTCATTAGGAAATGTCTGAACCAAGGAGTTTAAATTACCAGCAGCTATTAAAAAGTCTAGTGTATTAAATAGATTCTGATCTACTAAGTAAGGTATTCCCGTATTTTGTGGTTGGCTTGCCATATTATCCTAGTGCTTCAATCTTATTAATTTTATCAGCTAATTGAGGGTCTTCGTTTGGATCAGTAGCTGATACTTTATCATAGAAGTAAGTTTTAACTCCTGTTATGTTATTTGTATATTTACCAGCAGTAAAATTATGTACAACCTTTGTTACTAGCCATTCACCAGAAAACAAACTCGCAAAAACTGATTCTGTCTCAAGTTGTGGGTTTATTAATGACATGAATCTACCACTCTCTCTATGAGAAAAGCCCTCAGTATTAAAACTAATACACGGAGAAGAGTCAATGTATTTTTTAAGTGCGACATTTAAACCATATTTTTGAAAGCTATTAGAGTCAACTGGTAAGCAAAAACTAGATTTAAAAACTGCATTGCTTGTTTTAACAGTATCTAAATAGTAAGCAGTTGTTGGATTAGTACCACCGAACTTCTTAGTATAATACTCATCAATAAATGCTTTTTGATTTTCAACATAATTAACTTCTTGTTGTATAAAAAAGCCTTTAGTAGCTAGATCGTAGGTTGAGATACCGTAAGAAACTAAATAAGAATAACCATCAATACCAGTTCTGTTGAGAAAGTTAAATTCAGGAAGTTGTGGGAGATTTGATAAATTGGTAATATTATCAAATGAAAATTTAATTGGAGTAGTTATTTGATTATCTTTTTTATCTATTGGTGATGAGGTATAAGCGCTTTTAGAAGTGTTATCTTCGTAAGTAAAAAAGTCCTGCATAAAAGGACCGGTTGAAGTACCTGATCTATTAGATGCAAAGTAATCAGAAAAAGACTTTAGAGAAAAGGCTCCGTTTCTTTGAAGCTTTAATAACGAGTTGTCTTTAATAACAGAAGACACATGGAAGTCTAGTAGATATTCAATGTCATCATATGCAGAAAAGTTCTGTGGAGAAGAATAAAACAATTTACTTTGTCCAGAATCCCATTGTTGATCAAATAATGGGTTTGTATCTTTTAAAGATTCTGAAAGAATATATTTTATTAGATCTCCAGAAGGAGCTACTCTTGAAGCATCATCTAGCTGTTTTACTCTAAAACTATTCTTTGCAAAATTAGGCTCATTAATAGAAGAATAACCTTTTTTGTCTGTTTGTAAAATGTACTCTCTTACATCAATACACTGATAGATCCTTCTCTTTTGTCCATTTCCTGTTAATACTTCATCTTCATCTTGTATTGTTAATTGTAGATTTATAGTAAAAATATCGTCTTTTAGTCTGCTTTGATCGACATTTTGAGTATCTTGAGTTTTTGGCTTTAAATGTAATAAGAAGAAGTCATTACCAGAACCTAAGAAGTTGTAAGATTTATTTTCCTTAATTTGCTTAACCCCTCTTTTATAATTAGAAAATATATCAATATTGTTTCTTGAGTTATTAAGAACAATTGTAGCAGATGTAAAGATGTTATACAAGTCATCTACAATAATAATAGATTCAACAACATTGTGTGGTATGTAAATGTTAAAAAACTGATTAACCAATACAAGTTCAAATTCATATTGGGTATTATTATATGTTACTATTGTATAGTTTTTTACGTCAGCCATTATACTCTAAGTTGAATGTTTATTTGATTAACAATAGTATTAACAAATTCAGGTTTAATAACTTTAATTTGTGTTCCTACTGCTGGGTTCTTTGTTGCGTCTTGTATATTATTTACTAAACAAATCAACCACCACAAATTTAAAGTACCGTAAATCTTGTAGCTTAATACTACCCAAGGAATATCTACGTCGACATTATAGGTAATAAAATACGTTGGATCCGCCTCGTTAGTGTTAGTAAGGATGTTAATCTTCTTTAACAAATTAAAGAAAGCGAACTCATCGTTATAAATGTGAAGTTTGAAAAAGTTCTCATAGGAGACGTTTTCTACTTCCACATAAGTTGGAATGTCGCTAATATATAGACCTATTTCTGTAACTGTGTTAGCCATATTAAAATCCTAATGGAATTGAACCTAATGAAGTTGCTGGAATACCTGGTGTTAATCCCACTCCAGCTGAACCGAATTGACCAACAGCAGAAGCCTGTGGTACTGAACCATTGCTCCTTGTTTGAACCATAGCCTCATATAACAAGTTTTGAGATTCTGGTACAAGACTCTCGAAAGTAATATTTATTTTGTAGACTTCTGGCATTACAACTCTTATATTAGAGTTTGTTGGTAAGGCTTGATTATTAGAAACATTTCTAACAGCATCGTCAGAAGTACTTGTTTTTAAAATTGGAATATCAATAAGCAAATTAGAACCAATATAAGAAATATCTAGA